ACCAACCATGACTGAACACGACCTCCGCGCCGCACAAGTGCGCGAAGAACTCAAAGCCGCCCTGGACGCCGCGTACCGTGGCGAGTGGGACGACGTTGATACTCGACTGGCCGATTGTCGGCTGATGCTTGGGACGATGGCGGGAGTGAAGGAGACGCGTCGGGGCTATATGATGGAGGAGGAGTAACCCCCAACGGAGACCGGCCGCATCACACGCCCCGTGCCTGCCGGGGTCCGGTTAGCAGGCACTAATTTTTGAGGGGGTACGAGCCATGACCGAGATCGACTTTGACTGGACCGACGCAGGATCGCCCGAGGATCACGCCTGCAAGCTGGAGGAGATTAGCGAGAACGCAGGCAACCGGGGGCGCTATCAGGAATCTACGGAGCTGCATGTTGCCGCACAGTGCATCCGTGGGTTGGCGGACGATGTTGAGCGCCTTTCGTCTATGGCCTCCAGGCTCGACGCGCAACTAGGCAAGCGCCCGTGCCAAAACGAGCGGTGCCTGCCATACGCCGATATGGAAGCCGAGATCGAGGCGCTGCGGGAGGCGTTGAAGGAGATCGAGGCAGAGGATCAGTCTGAGAAGCACCGCAGTACCGCTTATATGGATATTGAAGAAGTGGCGGAAACAAAAGGACGACAGGGCGCATGGGAAGACGCTGCTGATATTGCCCGCCAAGCCCTCGCCGCCCACGACAAGGAGGACGAATGATGGTGACGAAAGAGCAGGCGCTTAAAGACATTGAGTGCGTGTATGACCCAACCGAGGACCCGGACGAGGCTTGGGCGGCATATGAACGCGTTCGCGCCTTCATTGAACAATCCCAGCCGGTGCCGGAGGGCTTTGTACTGGTGCCGGTGGAGCCGACCGAGGAAATGATGAAGGCCGCTGATGAAAGCGACAGAGAGTACACAATGCGCAACTTTGGCACGCGCCACCCTGTGATACAGGGAGGGGCATACGATCATTACATTGCCATGCTCGCAGCCGCGCCAAAGCCGGGAGGTGAGTGATGGAACCACAAGTCATAGTTAAGATACTTGACGGATTCTTAATAACTTTGGGGATGCTAGGGGTTGCATTCATGGCCGCAATGGCCGCAAATGCAATCAACCAGTACTCTTACCGAAAACCCAAAAAGCCCAAATCCAGGAGGTGAGAAATGACTAACTGGATCAAACACGAAGGAAAAGAACCGCCCGCGCTGGCACCGGCTGCGTATGTTAAGTGTGTTGAGGGTCAGAACGCATGGGTGAGCACTGTCGATCTTGTCGATTGGCGTCATGAATTCGAGTACATCCTTCTCACCAACCCCGAAGGCATCCCATATTGCAGTGCGGAAGGTCTCAGAGAATCTACGAAATACGTATCGACTAACGAAGGCGGCGCTGTCTTTCAATGGGTAAACAAACCCCACCCGAGCCTAGGGTCGCCGGGCGCATGGGTTGGAGTATCCCACGCACTTTCTGGCGAAAACTACCGACATCCCGGAGACTGGAACGACTCGCTGATGCGGGTGTGGAGAGACTAATGCACAAATACGACCCAAAAACCTACACGATTACCGCCTTCACACCCGAGGGCCGACGCTATGGGCAGCGGAGCCGGGGGAACTTTCAGGCGTCAAAGTGCCTGGCCGACCGGTGGCGCAGCATGACGGGCGGAACCGCCGTGGTGACCATGTGCCTGTACAATAACGCCCTGTCGCGTCCGGTGATGCCGAAGGGGGAGCAATGACACACCGAGATAAAACCTACTGCGCCTCCCCGTGCAAGAACCGGGAATGCGAGAGGCACAAAGACCACGCGCCGAAGGACGGCAACGTATCGTGGGGCATGTTCCATGTGGACTGCCCCGGATTTGTAAGGGAGATTAAGCATGGCTGACGAAATCGACCGAGCGCAGTACCTTGAAGAGCTTGCACGCGAACAGGCTATCGAGCGGGCGCGCATGAACCGGGAGGCCCCGCCGGAGTGGATCGAGGGAGTTCCCTACTGCAACCAGTGCGGGTGCGACTACCCGGAGGCGCGGGCGAAGTTGGGATATGGTCGATGTGTTGAGTGTGCGGATGCGACCCTCCGTGATTGACGCCCTCTGCTGGGCTATCGTATTGTCCGTAATGGCCTTCCCGTTCGGCCTAATCGCATGGAGAATCTTTTGCTGACTCAAGAAGACGTCGAGAACCTAGCACCCTACGCAACCTCTGGGCAGTTGGCTGCGTTGCGGGCTGTCCATGAACACGGAACCTACTGGGGCGCGGCAGAGGCAATCGGGAAAGACCGCTCTAACATTCGGAGGGACGTGAAGACCGTAATGGCACGCGCCGCCCGTCAGGGGTTCGCGCCCGCGCATGACATGACCCGGACTGTGCCGGATGGGTATAAGCTAAAGGGCGTGTCCACCCTGTACAACGGGGATGGGCAAGTGTCTGCGCAGTGGGTGAAGTCCACGGCGGACCACGAACGGCAAGCGGAGATGATGCGGGCGGTTGTGGAGGCGATGAAGGAGGAGGTGCCAACCGCCGAACGAACCCCCGATCCTTCACACCCCATCCATCAAGATTTGTTGAACCTGTACGTCATAACGGATTACCACCTGGGGATGCTGGCGTGGGGGGAGGAGACGCGCGGGGATGATTGGGATACCGAGGTAGCAGAGACCATGCTAGTGGATTGGTTTCGTCAGGCGATCCACCAGGCCCCTGACTCACATACGGGGGTATTTGCGCAGCTTGGCGACCTGATGCATCACGACGGACTGGACTCCATCACGCCAACCAGCGGGCACGCGCTGGACGCGGATACCCGGTTCCAGAAGCTGGTGAGGGTGGCAATTCGTGCGATCCGTCGTGTGATTGGGATGATGCTGGCCAAGCATGAACACGTACATGTCATTATGGCTGAGGGTAATCATGATTTAGCTTCTAGCGTATGGCTGCGCGAGTTGTTTGCCGCCATGTATGACGGCGAGCCGCGCGTGAGTGTTGACCAGAGTGCGGACCCGTACTACTGCTATGAGTGGGGGCACACTTCGCTGTTCTTCCACCACGGACACAAGCGAAAGCCGGAGAATGTTCACGACGTGTTCGCCGGGAAGTTCCGAGACGTGTTCGGGAGGACCAATCACAGTTACGCGCACATGGGGCATCAGCACCATTCACACGTTAAAGAAACCAACCTGATGATCGTAGAGCAACACCGAACCCTTGCCGCACCGGATGCGCACGCCAGCCGTGGCGGTTGGCTGTCCGGGCGCGAGGCGTCTGTTATTACGTATCACAAGAACTACGGCCAAGTAGGCCGGGTCACGATTACGCCGGATATGGTGGCGTGAAGCTGGATTTATGCAAGCGACTTTGGTAGGGTGTGCGGTATGAGTGGAGGCAGGCCAACCAAGTACAAGCCGGAGTATTGCGACACGGCGCGGGTGTTTATGGCGGATGGGTATTCCGTCAAGGCGCTCGCTGCCGAGATTGGCGTGAACTATTCAACCGTCTATGAGTGGGCAGATAAGCATCCAGAGTTTTCCGATGCCCTAAAAGATGGGCAGGCTGCTGCGGCCCGTTGGTGGGAGGATCGGCTTCGGAGTGTTGCGCAAACGGGCGAGGGTAACGCAAGCGCCGCAATCTTCGGGGTCAAGAATCGCAGCCAGGAAGAGTGGCGCGACAAGGTAGAGCAGGAGCATACATCGCCTGACGGATCCATGCAGCCCACTACCATTATCCTAGCCTCGCCTGACTTCGACGAAGATGATGGGCAAGACCGCCCGCATTGAAATACCCAAGAAGTTAATACCCGTCTTCGCAAAGCCTAGCGGCTCCGTTCGCTATCGCTATGCGTACGGGGGGCGTGGCAGCGGAAAGACCCGAACCTTTGCCCTGATGTCCGCCGTGCGTGCCTACGAGCTGGAAAAGGCGGGCAAGTCGGGCGTTATCCTGTGCGCCCGTGAGTTCCAGAACTCCCTAGACGAATCCAGCATGGAAGAGGTTAAGCAGGCGATCCGTGCCGTGCCTTGGCTGGATTCATTCTTTGACATTGGTGAGCGTTACATTCGCACGAAGTCCGGGCGGATCAAGTACGTTTTTTCAGGGCTTCGGCATAACCTCGATAGCATCAAGTCCAAGGCCCGCATTCTACTGTGCTGGATTGACGAGGCCGAAACTGTCAGCGAAGTGGCCTATCAAAAGCTGTTGCCCACCATCCGCGAGGAAGGTTCCGAGGCGTGGCTAACGTGGAACCCCGAGCGGGACGGTAGCCCAACGGATCAGCGGTTTATTAAAAACCCTCCGGATGACGGCGTAGGCGTTGAAATCAACTGGCAGGACAACCCGTACTTTCCCGAAACCCTGGACGCAGAGCGCAAGCGGGATCGCCAAAACCTTGACCCCCAAACCTATGCATGGATTTGGGAAGGCGCCTATCTCGAAAATAGCGACGCCCAAGTCCTAGCGGGCAAGTACCGGGTTGCGGAGTTTGAGCCGGGGGAAGGCTGGGACGGGCCATACTACGGGGTGGATTTTGGTTTCGCGGCAGACCCCACCACGGCGAACAAGTGCTGGATTCACGGGGACACTCTGTACATCGAGTATGAGGCGAATAAGATCGGCCTAGAGCTGGACGATACTGCGCCCCATCTTATAGATCGTGTGCCAGGTATTGCCGAACATGTATCCCGCGCAGACTCCGCGCGTCCAGAGTCCATTAGTCATCTTAAGCGCAAGGGCCTGCCGCGCATTACCGGTGTCAAGAAGTGGCAAGGCAGTGTTGAGGACGGCATACAGCACCTGCGGAGCTACAAGGAAATTGTCATTCATCCGCGCTGCACCGAGACGATCCGAGAGGCTCGGCTTTACTCATACAAAGTTGACAGGCATACTGGCGACGTGCTACCGCAAGTGGTGGACGCGCATAACCATCATTGGGACGCTATCCGGTATGCCTTGCAGCCAATCATAAGCAGAAAGGACTTCGTTTTCGCATGAACGCCAAACAAGCCAAACGCCTGCGAAAGCGTGCGCGCGAGTTGACGCCGCATCTTCCGGAGCGGACGTATGCTGGGAACCGTCTAACTGAATGCACCCGTGGCGCGTACAAGGCGCTGAAATCCGGTCGATATAGGATTGCCGATGATGTGGCCCTTCCGTCGCAAGATTAAGCAACAGATTCTTACTCCGCAACAGCAAGCGGGAATGTTCATTAAGTCCGTAACGCTCCCCGAAGCGACCCCGAAGTGGTATCTGTTCAGTAAGCATGATGAACGATGGGACGGGCTAACGGCGATTCATGAAGGCTATAACGCATCGTCGATTGTTTATGCGTGCGTTGAGAAGCGTGCCAAGCTGATCGCGTCCGTCCCGTGGAAGGCCATGCGACGATCCGGAGAAGACTGGGAACACGAACCGAACAGCCCCTTGCAGCAGTTGGTGGACAATCCAAACCCGGAGCAGTCATTTTATGAGCTGATGTATCAGGTTAGCCAGTCTATGGACCTGATGGGGAATGCGGGTTTGACCAAGGTGACCGGCGGTGCTGCCCGGCAGCCCATTCAAATGTGGCTACTCCCTTGGCAATACATGCGCATCAAACCGGGCCGCGAAAGGCTGGTTGATTACTATGAGTATGAGGAAGACGGACTCCCGCGCATCCGTATTCAGCCGGAAGAGTTTATTCAGCTTAAGATGCCCAACCCCAACAGCCGGTGGTTCGGCATGCCGGTACTGATGGCCGCTGGACGGCCAACCGATGTTGATCGGGAGTCCGGCATTTGGCAGAAGGTGTCGCTACAAAATCGGGGCGCTTCGGATATTCACGTTCAGGTGCCAGACGGGACCACCCGAGAGCAGATCGAACAGGCTAAAGACAAGTGGAAAGAGCGTCAGTCCGGACCCGCCAACGCACGCGAGCCGATCTTCACTAGCGGGGACGTCAAGAACTTTGGCCAAACCGCCGTGGAAATGGACTTTGTGCAGTCCCGTCAAAAAGTATGGGAAGAGATTAGCGCCGTGTTCGGAACGCCGCTTGCTACGTTGGGATTCACCGAGAACGTGAACCTCGCCAATGCGGGCGCGATGGATAAGATGCTTTGGCAGAACACGATCATCCCTCAACTGGAACTCCTGAAGCGGCAACTGTGCCACCAGGTTGCGGAGAGTTTCGGGAAAGAATGGAAGCTGGTTCCAGACCTGTCGAACGTAGAGGCGCTACAGGAAGACTTTACCGACAAGCTGACCAACGCGGACAAGCTGTGGCGCATGGGGGTTCCGTTTAACGAGATCAACCAAAAACTTGAGCTGGGTTTTGACGATATCGACGGAGGTGACTCCGGATATTTGCCTTCGGGTCTTCTGCCGACGGACATGGCTGGGATGCCGATGGATGTGGAACCGGAAGAGTCCGTTAGGCTGCACAATCTGGCCTATGGGATGGAGCATAAGTAATGCCTAGGCGATTGGGCGCGGCGGATCGGCGTCGTGAGTCTGCCGAACAGCAGGCGATCCAGACCCGCCTAGAGGCATACACGCAACGCCGATTTGCCTCCGCCATTCGTGAGGCTATGCGCAGCGCAGCCGGGGCATGGGAGCGCGAGGGCCTTTTGGGTGTATCGGCTGTTATTGCCGAGCATCGTGAGCAGGTTCAGGCTCGGTTAGAGGAGGCCTACCGGCGCGGGGCGACCGCATCCGGGGAGCGCCTGATGTCCCTTGTGCAGGAAAAGCACGGACGCCATGCGCGAATTCTTAAGCAGCTGCCCGACGCATGGGACGATGCTCTAAACCGGTTTATCCGGAGCTACACGGCGTCCAAGGTTACACAGATCACCGCAACCACCGAGGCGCAGATTCGAGCGATCATCATGCGCGGCGAAGAGTCGGGCCTTGGTGTCGAGGAAATCGCCCGCAGTATCCGGCAGGATTACGCGCCGCAGTTTGGGCAGTACCGCGCTCACATGATCGCACGCACCGAGACGCACGCTGCATGGGGAGAGGGTTCGCAAGCGGCTGGCGAAGCGTCAGGGCTAGACATGCGCAAAGAGTGGGTGGCCTCCGTCGATGGACGCGAGCGGGATGACCACTCGGATGCCGATACACAAGAGGTCGGGCTTAAAGAGGCGTTCATCGTGATGGGGCAAGAGATGAAGTATCCGGGCGATCCGAACGGTAGCGCGGAAAACGTTATCAACTGCCGGTGCGTGTCGGCCCATATTGTTGATTGACGTTTGTTGACAGATACATAGTTTCTTGCTATGTATTTCCCATCCTGATAGTATACGGCTATCAAAGAAAACCAGTCGCGGGCGCTACCTATGGCGGAAGTGGAATACAAGGCCGTTGCATTCGAGGCCGACAACGTAGACGAAGACAAACGGATCATTTCCGGTTATGCCAGCACCTGGGATAAGGACCAAGGTGGCGACATTATCGAATATGGCGCGTTTTCCGAGACTCTATCTGCGTCCGCTGGAAAGGTTAAGGTTCTGTGGCAGCACGACTCGCACACCCCCATTGGTAAGCCGGTGCTGATGCGAGAGGACGACGTGGGGCTTTATACCGAGTCCTACATTAGCCGAACCCCGAAAGGCGATGAAGCCCTTATGCTGGCGAAAGACGGAATTATTGATTCCATGTCTATTGGGTTTATGCTGGACGCGGACAAAGTGGATTACGGAGAAGACGGCACGCGACACATTCGCGGGCTGAACCTTTTGGAATTCTCGCTGGTAACGTGGCCCATGAATGAGGCTGCTGTGATTACCGGCGTGAAGAACAACGACTTTACCCTTCGTGATATTGAGCGGGTCTTGCGAGACGCTGGACTATCGCACAAGAACGCAAAACTTGTTGCGGCTCACGGGGTGAAAAGCCTTCGGGACGAAGGTAATGATGGGGAACCCGAGACTGATTGGGGATTCCGGCTTAAAGAAGCCATGCAGTCCCTAGAACTCAACATTGCCCTGGGAGGGCTTAAACGATGAGCGTAGAAATCAAAGAGCTGGTCGAACAGCTTAACACCGCTAATACCGAGATGAAGAATCTCCGTGAGCAGCAGGCCGCCGAAGTGAAAGAGCTGGGTGAAAGCCAGGCCGAAACGAAGGCCAAGCTGGTAGAGTCCGAGGCCAAGTTTGCCGAGCTTCAGGAGCAGTTCAAGTCTGTTGACGATCAGCTTAAGGAAGTGCAGGGCAAGATGGCCCGGCCGATGCACGGCGATGGCATCCACGCCAAGAGCCTGGGCGAAGCCTTTATTGAAGAGGCAAAGTCTGCCATTGAGTCGGATGGCCTGATTGGCAAGCGGTTCAACCTGAAGGACATTGCAGGCACGACCGGGTCCGGTGGCGCTTTGGTTCGTCCGGATCGTGACCCGACCGTTTACCGCTCGATTGGCGGTATGCGTCAGACCCGAATTGCGGACCTGATCCCGAGCATTCCCACTGCCTCCAACGCCGTTGAGATCATGCGGCTGGCAGATGCGGGTGCCCCGGCTGAACCGCAGGGTACGACTGCCGGTGTTGGCGAGGGCGAGTTTGCTACCAAGGCCAGCGCCACGCTGGAATGGGAGCTGGTCACTGTCTCCGTCCCGACCATTGCTGTGCACACCAAGGCGTCCCGTCAGGTGCTGTCGGATGCCCCGATGCTGCGCGGGCTGATTGATGGCGAGCTGACGTACAAGCTGCAACTCGAGTCTGACGATCAGCTTCTCAATGGCGACGGCACCGGGCAGAACCTGACCGGACTGATGGTTGATGCCAGTGTCAACGATGTGGGCGAGCTGGAAGCGGGGACCGATCCGGAAGACGTAGCGAGCGCCATGATCGACCATATCCGGGCGGCTGTTACCGAGTGCCAGAAGAACGAGTATTACAACGTCAACGGCGTTGTAATGAACCCGGTCGACTGGCAGACCCTGGAAACCGCAAAAGCGACCGATGGCCATTACCTTCTGGTAGCGTTTGCGGCCACTAGCGGCGAAAGCCCGACCGTCTGGCGAGTGCCGATCATTGTCAGCAACGCGATGGCTGAGGGCGAGTTCATCCTGGGAGACTGGACCCTTGGTGCCCAGCGTTACGTTCGTGAAGGCGTGTCGGTCCGGGTTTCCGAGCACCACGACGTGAACTTTACCCAGAACGCTGTTCAGATTCTGGCAGAAGAGCGGTACGCTCTGGGTATCTCCCGTCCGAAGGCATTCTGTAAGGGTGCGTTCACGGTCGCAGCCGGGTAATGAGGTAGGGAGGGGTTCGCCCCTCCCGTCCTTTAAGGAGGCAGAATGGACTATGAGTTCACCAAAGATTGCGCATTCGGAAAAAAAGGGAAAGTAACCCGTATGAGTCCGAACGCTCTAGGTACGCGACGATTGCTTAGCAAAGGCATGATCGTTGAGCGCGAAACCAAGGTTATCGAGCCGGTCGAGACTAAGCCGAAGCGCAGCAAGAAAAAGGTAGACAACGATGAACCGCAGGGCACCGAGCAGGATTACAGCACTGACGCCAGCCCAGGCGGCGATTCCGAATTATGACCTAGCCGAATGGCTAGGAGTAGATGAAAATCTGCCGGAGCTGGAAGGAATTACCCTTGCAGCATCCGACATTTGCGCCCGCTATTTGGGGCGCGACCTAATCGCTAGAGACTGGTTGGCCCTGTGGTGGGACTGGCCGGTGTATGGGAATCGCAGCCTGCCTACGCTATCCGGCGTTGAGGGGCGTGCGAACCCAGAGATTCAACTTCCTTACGGCCCCGTAATCGTTGTAGATTCGCTGGAATTGTACGGCGAAAATGTAACGGACTTTGTGACCCGAGAAGATTCTATTGTGATCCCGAATCGACTCTTTCCGGGCGACGCATATGGACACAATGAGGTGCCTGCAATCCGCGTTGAGTATTTCGCAGGCATTGTGGAATTAGCAGAAGAGCTGCCGGCCTCATTGGCGCAGGCGGTCAAAATGGTTGCCGCGTTCTTGTTCGAGAACCGGGGAGACTGTGACACGGGTAACGTGATCCATGATTCCGGGGCCGCGATTCTTCTGGCACCGTGGCGGTCTCCCGAGGTGATCGCGTGAAGTGCAAGAAGATATGCGCAGGCTCTATGCGGCACCCTGTAGAACTGCAAAGCCTAGATAGCGTGCCGGATGGCAGCGGGGGCTTTTCCCAGCAATGGTCAACCTATGCAACCGTCCGAGCGCATATCGAACCGCTATCCGGTTCCGAGCGTTGGCAGGCGCAGCGCGTAGANTCTAGCGTGAGATTCCGAGCGATGATCCGATACCGAGAAGACGTTGCCCCCGCACACCGTTTGATTCATCGGGGAGTTGCGCACAATATCAGAGCGGTATACGACCCGGACCAGCGGCGTCGATATCTCGAACTTGAGATGGCCTCCGGGGAGGCCCAGTAATGGCAAGCGGCATTCGCACAGCATCACTGGTTGGCGCGGACCAAGTGGCGCGTAACCTTAAAAAATTCGGCGCTGATTACGATAAAGCTGTTGGGCGCGCTGTTAACAAGGCAGCGCAGACCATCCGAACCCATGCGGTTCGGTCGATCCAGCGCGGCCCAGCGTCTGGCGAGGTATATGAGAAGTTCAGCCCGGATCGAACCCACCAAGCGTCCGCCCCCGGCGAGGCCCCGCAAACGGACACCGGGGCGCTTGCATCTAGCGTGGCGGTCCGTCAGGCGGGAAAGCATACCGCCCGCGTGGGAACGGGCGTCGACTATGGGCGGTATCTTGAATTCGGGACGCAGCGTATCGCAGAGCGACCGTGGCTTCGTCCTGCCGCAAAAGAGGGCGAGAAGGTGCGTGATCGTGAGCTGGCTGACGCATTTGAAGCCGCCGTGCGAGGTATTCAGAAATGAATAAGTATAGTGTGGAGGAGGTTTAAGAGTGAGCCAATTCACCGCCATTCAATCCGCACTGTATACCGCGCTCACGACAGACGCCGCCGTGGATACGCTACTCGCACGCGCGCGCAGTCTGGGGGGAGAAGTTCTAGAAGCTCCCGCTGTGTACGACCATGTTCCGCAGCCCGATTACTCCGATGATAGTTGGTTCCCGTACGTCACCATTGGCGAGATTGCCAGCGACGAATGGGATACGGACACAGAGACCGGGTTTGACTCTGATATCACGATCCATGTATGGAGCCGAGAACTGGGGCGCGTAGAAACAAAAGAGATTCAAGGCTCCATATATGACGCCCTGCACCGTCACGAACTGGACGTTGCCGGGGTTCATACAATAACGCTAGAGCATACCGGATCATTCACCGATGTCGATCCGGACGGGAAGACACGGCATGGTGTTAGTAGTTTCCGTTTACTAACAGATCAAACGTGATACAATCAGACTATCCAATTAAGGGAGGTGCCCCATGGGTGCGCTTGTAGGCCGCAAAGTAACTTTCACCCCCACCAATGGGGGTGCCGCTGTCATTGGTCTTCGCACGAAGTCCATCAACATCAACAACGAATCCATCGACATCACCAGTGATGACGATAACGGCTTCCGCACCCTGCTGAATGAGGACCCCGCCGAGCGGAGTATTGACTTCAGCGCAGAAGGAATCCTGAAAGACGATGCCTTGATCGAACTGGCCTCGGCTGGTGGCTCTTTGCTGATCTCGGAATATGAGATGAACATCCCGGGTATCGGAAAGTTTGAGGGTGACTTCTACTTCGGTTCGATCGAGATCGGAGCCGAGTACAACGAAGCGGTGACGTTCTCTGCCGAGATTCAGTCGAGCGGCGAATTCACCTTCACCCCTGAGGCCGTCTAATGGCGTCGGTCTTTCAGGAATTGACCCTGACGTGGAAGGGTGAGGAGTACAAGGTCAAGCCCACCATGTCTCTACTCAACAAGGTAGAGCAGGACGTGAGCCTTGCCACCTTGGCCTACCGTTCCAGCAAGGGCGATCTCCCCCTGTCCCATCTTGCCACTGCGCTTGCAGCTTTCCTTCGGGAGGCCGGGTGCAAGGTCTCGCCTGAAGAGGTGTATGGCGAACTGGCCCAAGCAGAGCCGGAGGAAATCCACGCCGCTGTCGGTGCGGTGATTCAGGCGGCGTTCCCCCAGATGGGAAAGCCCGAGGCCCCCGCGAAGCCGAAGCAGAAGGCTCGCAAGAAGGCGGGCAAGACGTCGAATGGGGCCACTTCTACGACGTAGCGGTGGGCGCGTGGGGGCTTCAACCCAGTGAGTTTTGGCGCATGTCTCCCGAGGAATGGTGGCGTCTGTATGAGATGAAGCGCCCCCGCGATCCTGAAACGGACTACGCCGGAAGGCTGAGGCAGTCCGACGTAGAGGAACTGTATCAAATGCTGGAAGACTCCGAAAATGGCTAGCCTTGGCGCACTATCCGTCACCATCGGCGCAGACACTCGGGGTCTTGAGCAGGGTGTCAGCCGAGCGGAAACCCGATTGGCCCGCTTCGGGCGATCAGCCCGCAACGCGGTTAACCAGTTTGCGCGCATCGGTGCGGCTGCGGCTGCTGCGGGCGCGGCAATTGCTTTTGAGTTTACCCGCCGTGGGATGCGGGCCGTTGACGAACTGGCGAAGTTTTCTCGCCAGTTGGACGGCAGTATCGACGGGCTGCGTGGGTTGCGCATTGCGGCACAGGATGCAGGCGTTGCAACAGGCGTGATGGACTCCGCAATGGAGCGTTTCAATGCGCGCCTTGGTGAGGCACAGCGTGGGACTGGCACGGCGGCGGCGGCGCTCGACCGACTGGGGCTGTCTGCACAAGAGCTTGCCAGTATGGACGTCGATGAACGCATGGCGACCATCGCAGACCGCGTGCGCGAACTGGGTCTATCCGGTGCGCAGACTTCGGATGTACTGCGCCAGTTCGGAATCCGAAATACGGAAATCGCCAACCTGATGCGCGAAGGCGGCGATGCGATCCGGGGTGCGCGCGGCGAAGTCGAGGCGCTGGGGCTGTCGTTAAGCTCCGTGGATGCCGCGCAGGTGGAAGCCGCCAACGACGCCATGAGCCGTTTTGGCATGGTTCTGGAGGGAATTCAGCAGCGTATGGCTGTCGCCCTTGCCCCCCTGATCGAAGAACTCTCCATGCGCTTTCAAGACGCGGCTGTTGATGCCGAGGGGTGGGGCGATCAAACCATCCAAGCGATTGAGTCTGTGGCGCGGGCGGCGGCGTTTACTGTGGATGCCGTAGAGGGCCTGCGTAGGACTTTCATGCTGGTAGGTCTTGCGGCGGCAGCGGCGGGCGCACAGATCACCAGTCAAATGGTGAACGTACAGGCAGCTATTGTAAGCGGGCCAACCGTAGCAGTAAGGGAATTGATCGACCTGCTGAACCGGCTACCCGGACTCAACATCCCGAACTTTGCCCGTCAGGCACAGGAAAATATCCAAGGGTTTGCGGACGAAGCACAGGCGCAGTTCGAGGGGTTCCGTGAGCGCATTGATGGTCTTTTGCACGAACCCCTCCCTGGGCAAGCCGTACGCGACTTTTTCGACGACGTGGAAGAGCGCAGCCGGTCCGCCGCCGAACAGATCGCAGAGGACCGGGAGCGAATCGGATCCGTGATCGACATGCCGGGTCTTGCGGGCCCCGGTGAAAGCGAGGAAGGCGCGAGCGAGGAAGACGAGGCCCGCCGCGACCAGCTAGAGCGCCGCCTTGAGATGCTGCGCGAATACATGATGGACGA